CAGGTAACGACTACGACAACGACCACTACGTTCTTCTCTGATTTTGCTACAAGCGTAGTTACTGGCAGCCCAATAATAACATATGATGTCACAACTCAAACTTCTACGGCAACAGTAGAGGATATGGATGAGAGAAAGACATATATTAATACAGTTCTTCAAGCAAATAATGCACCAATTCTTTATATTCAAACTTCGTTCATTGAGGGAGAAGGAAGTCACGACCATCTATTATATGAAGATTGTTCTCTTGATACAGCTGGACAATATGCAGGCAGAATGTGTGAACCTATTACTCTGGGGCAGGCTAACCTATTAATAAACGAGCAAGATGTTAATTATGGGATAATATTTTTTGATTCACCTAATGGAGCGGACAGCCACTATCACGCCTATACGATTCACTTTAATCCATATGCAGGGACTGATGGGGAATTTGAAGTAGATGGTCTCAGTCAATACGATATGATTCCAGGTACGGGAATAACCGTTCATACCTTCATATTGTCTGGTGGGTATCACGACCACGATTATTGGATAAGTACATCAGATTATATTGACTTAATAACAGGCACGTGGATAGTTACTCCACAGAGGGATGAAACCCACGCTCTTCAATATACTCACGAGTTAACTATTTCTTATAGTGGTTCAGTATATGAGATAGAAGCACAAACGAGTGATTATGACAGCCACGATATTATAAGTTATACAGGATCTGTACCTCAAGGTGGCGAATGGCTACAAAGTACATCAGGTGGAGGACTCGGAGATCACGAACATCAGGTAGTAATTGATGATTCGGATGTGTGGCCTGTAGATCCATCGTAAACTATGGCAGATTTTTATCAAACATACGTATAAATAGTTAAGATTAATTAATCAAATTTAAATAATTTTTTAATGGAGTAATCGAATGGGTGCAATTGTAACCAGTAAATTCAGAACACAGAACTTGATGGTTTTCATCGACCAGTTCAGGACTACTGGTTCTGTTGATGACAACTTCCTGTATCTCGGCTTTGGACGTTCTGACACGTGGCCCGATGATGCTCAAGGAAATGACGAAAGTTCAGGTAACTTTACATTGCCTGATCCACTAGATGAGGATGAACCTCAGTATTGGGCTGACATTGTTGGTACCAAACGAATTCAAAATGATGATATTTCACCGGTACTTCCCCGTCTTGACTGGGATACTGGAGACACTATCGCATTTGATGGTGATGCCACAACAGGTATCACGGGTATTGCTGAGCCTGGTCGCTCATTTGTATCTAAAGTAGGATATCACTCCTCAGTTATGAATTCTGAATATCGAGTTTATATGTGTACGGGCGAACCAGCAACTGGTAAATGTTATGTTGGAGGGGTTTATGATGGTGGTGTTGCTGTTTCACGAGCAACTTGTGAAAACACAGCTGGCGGCCTTTGGTTACCTACTGGTGCTTCTGAAGAGCCTACAGGATTCACAGGAGATGCCGCAGGATTAACTTCTCAACCAATATTAACGTCTGACAACTATGTATGGACATTTCTTTATAAACTGGAATTGAATGACATTATTAACTCTACCACAAATGACTGGATGCCTGTTATTTCGGGCGATGCTGTTCTTGCTGGTTCAGAACAAAACCTTTTTGGTGATGTTGACGCAATATTTTCTGCAAAAACCCATCACGGCCTAATTCACGTTAGATTGGAAACCTCTGATGGATTTCCAGAAAATGATGACTTTCGACAAATTGGATTGTTACGTAACCCAGAACTAGCTGGAGGCGGAACTAAGGCACAAGCGGCCGTGTATGCTGATGCCGCTGTGAGTTTGGAACCAGATTCTGGACAGTTAATTTATCTTGAGAATCGCCGAGCGATTACTCGTGCTTCTGACCAGATAGAAGATTTAAAACTCGTAGTTGAATTCTAAAAACTGTTTTTAGAGTTAAACATATATCCCTCTCAATGGGGAGGGATACGAATATATTTTTAGGATAATAGCGAATGGCATATAATTTTAATACTTCTCCATACTACGATGACTTCCGAGCAGATGATAGATTTTTAAAAATCTTATTCAATCCTGGACGTGCAGTTCAAGCCAGAGAATTAACACAAATACAATCTATTCTTCAGCACCAGATGTCGGCTGCGGCCAATCATATTTGGAAGAATGGAGCGCCTGTCGCTGGAGGCGGAGTTAGTGTCGCTAAGAGAGATTATTTGTCTCTTGCGGCCGCAGATTCTACGTGGCTAAATCGTATTGTATATGGCGAAACATCAGGAGCGGTTGCTGTTATTGAGCAACTACACGATGATGAAACCCAACCCGTCTATTATCATAGAGCCCTCTCCGGAGAATTTGCACAAAGCGAAAATTTATTTACATACGATACTGTCTGTGATGGTGGTTTCGATATCAACGGAGATTGTATCGACAACTCTTGGTATGATGCGACACTATTATACAAAGCGGGAGTTATCGTTGGTACTGGAAAAGCATTAGAGGCGAAAGTTCAGGATGGAGTTTATTGGCTCGATGGATACTTTACTCCAGTTCTTGCACAAACTATTTTTCTAGATCCCTTAACCCCTACTCCTACCTGTCAAGTTGGATTCGATATTGAAGAAGTTATCGTAGAATCAACTACGGACCCACGACTTCTTGACCCAGCTTCAGGATTCTATAATCAAAATGCTCCGGGCGGAGATAGATATCAAAAAACTCTAGCACTTACTAAAGAGTCGGATTCTGCTGAATCTAATAAGTTCTTGTGGATGATGGATGTGGCAGATGGTGCAGTTACTACAAAATTCGAGCAAACTGATTATTCATTACTAGCCAATGAGATGGCAAAAAGAACATATGATGAATCAGGCAACTATACACTAAATCCATTTCCAATCGAAATGAAAGAGGGTAGTGATGCCGATCATTTTGGAATAAAAGTTGAGCCTAGTAAAGCATACATTAACGGATTTGAACACGAACTTCTAACTCCTATATTAGTAGAAGCAGAAAGAGCAAGAACAGTCCGACATATTGCGAATGATCATATCGTTCCTGAATTTGGACCATATTTTGAGATCGAATCAGTAGATGATATACACGGAGTTTTCGATATCCTCTCAAAAGAATATGTTATATTTGTAACAGATTCTGGATATACAGTTGCAAATCAATCTCCGACTACTGTTGGCGTACATAAACGTATTACCCACGTTACTCAAGCTATTCTAGCTGGTTCAGCTACGATGGGATATAGAATATATCTCGAAAATAATGATGGTCTTGATGCGATTGCGCCTGCTCGATATATTGTTGATGAAAGTACCGGTGCCACATACGCAAAACTTTATCGACCTACAGGTGCGGCCGTTTCAATGGGCGTACATTATCCTTGGATATATAAAGTTTCTGATATTGTAGCAAATCTCACACTTGGACAGGTAACATATTCGACTCAAAAGAATGTTACTGCAACCGTGTCTGGTAGTTCTGCTTCTGTTCCCGCTACTTTCGTTGATATGCACTGGGAAAAAATTCTATATATTTGGAATGACACGACTGGTTCACTTGTGCCCCAATTCGGTGTAGGTTATAGTACCATACCAACTGATTATGATTATTATACTGGTCCCACTTGGGTTGATGATTTGCAGAATACGACCGCAAATATTTCATTTGTAGATTCTGCCTCAAACAGTACTCCAAATACTTCTATATCTGGAGACTCCATTCTCATTATGGCAAATATGTATATGAGTAATGCCGCTTGGAGAAATATTACTAATATGGAGGCAGCTTCAGATGATGTAACTCTTGCTGGAGCAGGTTTGGGAGCAACATTAACTCTTCCTCACGCTACCAGGTTTGTAACTTCTGTCGTTGCACCTGATGCAACAGACGTAACCGCTGATTTTGCTTTTATACCTGGTGATACTGATACGACTTTAGAAGCCGCAAAACTTGAATATACTAATGCCGCCATCGTTCCTCCTCAGTCTGGTATATATACAATAACATACGATCATTACAGTCACGGTAATATTACAACTGCAACTTATTTTTCGGTTAATTCATATACAGATGGTGGAATTATTTACGATGATGTTCCTGGTTATCAAGATACTCTTGCCGTTCAACATCCACTTACTGATGAATTAGACTTTAGAGCATCGGTAGCCGATTACGGAGTCGGCTCATATTTGCCTTTACCAGAATCAAATATTTCAGTTTCTTTTGATTATTATCTAGGTCGCAGAGACCGACTAACAATTAATGATAATGGAAAGATTCAAGTTAAACAAGGATTTCCTTCTGATGATCCTATGCTTCCGACAGAAGAATTAAATGAAATGACCTTGTATAATTTGTTTATACCTCCGTACACGTATTTTCATAAAAATATTAATGTATCCCACGTAGAGCAAAAACGATATACGATGCAGGATATTCGGGGTATGGAAGGTAGACTAGAAAATTTAGAATATTATACAGCATTAAATCTTCTCGAAAAGTCTACTGCCGATATGCAGGTTCTAGATGAGAACGGAATGCAAAGATATAAGAATGGTATTCTAGTAGATCCATTCCAAGATCACGGTATCGGTGATGTTTCAAATTCACAATATTACTGTACAATTTATCCAGAAGCCCGCATTTGTACTGTACCATATAAATCGTATGGTCTAGATTGCGAACCTGGACAAGTTGCGGGTGTATCTGCTAACAATCTGACATATACATTAGAATATGTTGTTCAAGAGGCTTGGATTAAACAAGATCACGGCTCTCAAGTTCTTAACTTAAATCCATTTGCAAGAAAATCTTGGGTTGGATTCGCTACATTAACTCCTTCTTCTGACACTTGGTTTAAGGAAACATATATGCCGGATGTCATTATTCAAAATAAAAATAATAATTCTGTTTTAGAACAAGTAGAAACGTATGGAACACAAACAAGATGGAATGCTTGGGAGACGACTTGGTCTGGTTTTAAAGATAAAGGAGCAAGAGATAATGTTCAAACTGGTAGGGAAGTAACATTTACTTCCAATACTACAATCTCCAATACAAACATTGCTCGTGCATTTGAAACTGGTCGAGGAGGATCAGTCAATATGGGTTGGCGTGCAAGACAGAGATCGGTCTGGAGAAAAATTGTTACGACAGAAAGTTGGGACCAAGAACAGCAGATGACCAGTAGTCAAGTTCGTTCTGGTGAAAGGTCTCATATGGAAATCAACGATATTCGCACACAAGTAGGAGACAGATCAGTTGATGTTTCTGCTATTCCTTGGATGAGATCAGTTCCTGTATCTATTGATGTAGACAAACTGCGACCAAATACTGTAATACACTTTCAGTTTGATGACACAGATGTTGATGCTTATATCACTCCTGATGGTGGAGTACAGGGTGACCCAGTTACAACCGATGAAAAAGGTAAAATAAGAAATGCTATATTTCAGATTCCTTCAGAAGGACCAGCTGGAATTAGATTCAGAACGGGTATGAAAATACTTGCTATGAAAGATGATTTTGTTGACTTTGATCTGATGACTACACAGGCAGTTGCAACTTTTACGGCTAAAGGTACTCTTGATACACGCCAAAAAGATATTATGTCTACTTTTGAAAGTTATAGAGTAAACGAAACGCTTGCTGAAGACCGTACAGTTTTAGGTGAAACTCGAACTGTTTCTAGAAGTCAAGAAACTGGTAGAAGTAATACGCGGCGAAACATTACCGAATGGTATGATCCAGTTGCAGAATCATTTCTTGTATCTGAATCAGATGGTGGTGCATTCGTAGATTCAATTGATTGTTATTTCTACTCAAAAGATGACGAATCTACTCCAGTACGGTTAGAAATTAGACCGATGGTGAATGGATATCCAACTCCATCTCCAATACCAATGGCACAAGTTATGTTGTATCCTGAAGATGTTTCTGTTTCTACAGATGGTTCAGTAAGCACGAGATTTCAATTCAGGGATCCTATTTATTTAATGGACGGAACTGAATATTGTTTTGTTATAATATCTGATTCACTCTTATATAATTTGTGGATTTCAGAATTAGGAGAAGTTGACTTACTTACTGGAAATTATATCTCTGAGCAACCTTATCTTGGTTCTATGTTCACTTCACAGAATAATACTACTTGGACCCCAGAACAATTAAAAGACGTTAAGTTTCGGATAAATAGATGCCAATTCGATTTTGAAGGAACTGTTCAAATTAATTTGGAACCATTTGCAGGAATTAAAGAAGCGGCCTCATTCACTCCCAATTTTCAGCCGATGATTCCATCAGGAACTTCTATGGATATGGAAGTAATAATGAATGGTGATACAGCTAATGCGGTTGACGGTATACAAGATAATGAAGAAGTCGTTCTTGAGGAAGTGATATCGCTAGATGGTTCTCAAACTATAGCATCTGGATATCAGTATACTCCAATATCATATGTTACGACAATGAAAACAACTAATCCGAATATTTCTCCTGTTATTAATAAAGAGAGATTATCGACCATTGTTATTGATAATATTATATGGGATACCGCGCCTGATGTCAAAAATCAAATGGGCGTCTATCTATCAAAAGATGTCAAATTAGCAAATATGGCAAGCGATTTGCAGATGTTTTTAAGTGTACAGGAACTTAATGAGACATATGTAAAAGTATACTATGATACAGGTTCAGTTATTCCAAGAACAGTTGAAGTACGAGCAAATATATACAATGCTAATGCCAGTTTAATTTCACACGGAGATTACAACGTAAATGATTACGAAGAACAATACGCATACATATATCCGGGAGGCACGTATAGTCCAGAAAATGTTATTACTAACCAGGGATCTGGAATTGGGAACTGGAACGGTATCATTCCTGCACCAGGTTTAGGACCGTCATCGGAAGCCTCTACAGCATACGTAGATGGTGATGATGATGAGTCAAATCTCTGGTCTATGGCTCTAGTAGATATAAGTGATATGAATGATATTGTAAATGGTTGTTGGATTAGTACGGAAGATTTACAGGGAGTGGCCGCAGACACAAGTTCATCGGCCGGATCGATTGACGGATGGTGGCCAGCTGGTACTGGAACAGATTTAGATGAATATGATGTTGGTGATGTATGGTTTGGAAATTGGGATAATAATCTTGATAGAACGTTTTATAAGAAAATACTTGGTCCGGATGGTATTGCTTCTAAAGAGAGAGTACCAGTGTTAGAGGTAATTACTTCAGTTGTTGAGTCAGATACAATTATGTGGAGAGAAATGAAAGATGGTGGTCTTGATATTGCTAATACATCCTTCGATACTTCATTGGAATTTATTGAACATACTTTTACTCCATTGAAAAAAGTTGTTAAAGAATTTGATCATTTTAGAGTAAAAATAGAATTACACACTACTCATCGATGTGCTTTACCAGCAATTCGAGAGATGAGAGTATTAGCAGTAACATAAAAAGAATGAATAATGGCTAAGATACCAACATATAAAAAAGACGAAGAAACTGGAGCTGTAATATTTACTGATGCTACTGCCTATGTTCAACGTAAAAAGGTAATAGTCTCTACTAAATTAGCAAAGAAAGCAGAGAAGGATTCAAAGAGGAGTATAAATAGTATGAAGAGGGAAATAAAAACCCTCAAGAAACAAGTAGAAGCAAGTTCGGCTTTAGAGGCTAGAATCAGTAAGCTAGAGAAAGGTACATAATGGCTTTAGGAACAACCGAAATTCCATACGTAAGGAAGGATGAAACCTTTAAAACGTGGCGTGAACGCACAAATCAAATGATTCAGCAACAAAATAATTTTGTTAGATTACAAGAATTAGAAATGTTAGGGATCGCAGATCCGTATGTTACTACTTCTATGCAACTGAATTATGCAAGTGAACTTTTGTCGGAATAGAAATAAAGGAAATTAACAAATGTCACAATATACATTTCAACAATTCTCTCTAACAGAGTTGAATACTATAGAGCATCAAAAGAGTTCCTTTTTGGACTCTTTGAATATTAAGTTAGAAGCACCTGATCTTCTAGTAAAAGACTTGGCATTGATGTTGAAGTCTCTAGAAATAATGGAAAATTTAGAACATCTTCCAGAATATAAAGACTTTTTACTTAATATAGCAAATAAGTCGGCCCAATTTGTTTCTCCT